GAATAGTCACCCTCAATGATTGACCCACCCTCAAACCTGCTCTCCACAACCTTGCGTATACGAAACGTAGATCCACGTGGCATGTTCTGAAAATTTGGGTTTCTTGACGATAGACGACCTGTAGCAGTAATGCACTGCATAAATTCTGGATGTATATAACTATTTTCATCAACATTGTTTTCCATTCCTTCTACAAATGTACTAAGGTATGTACGCAAGGCAGAATACCTAACGTACAATTCTACGAACTCTTTTGCTTCACCTTTTAAAGATGACAACATACTTTCAAGAGTTGTCTTATCTGTTTTAAATCCTGCTTGTGCAACATCCTTAGTGTTTCTTGGTACGATGCGTAATCCTGCAACTTGTTTACTTTGAGAGTATACAACACCTGTCGCATTACAATTCTTACACAATCTATTTGCTTTACCTAACTGTCCACTCTTAAGTTTAAATCTTAAACGACCTTCACCTTCGCATGTGCCACATTGATAGCCTGTTGTTTTTCTAATTATCTGTGTGTTATTTCTTATGGCCGCAGCAAAATTAGTTTTAGCCATTGGCTTACGCATCTTTACTTTCTTGGTTGCACCACGCATCTCATGACCAATGTTAAACATCCTTGCCCATGTTTCTTTGTTGTTTATCTTTCGTGAGTAAAACAACATAGATCTATCATCTGCACTGTTTAGATTTATTGGTGTGTCGCCCATAACATTGCTTACTAATTCTTTTAGACGTTTGTCTATTGTCGTTAGCTCGTGTTCATATTCGTTGCGTATATCATTCAATGTCTCTAGGTTTATTTTTATTCCTGCATGTTCTATCTTTGCAAGAACGTCTGTCATATCAAGCGACAAACGCAGTGTCGGCAATAGTTTCTTCATCTCCAAATAACTCCTCAAATGTTGTGCCAAAGGCTTCTAATTGTTTTAAAGCAACTTGCTCTGTTGCTTCAACGTCTGACCGACCATACTCTTCAATTATGTCGTAAGGTATCTCATAGAATGTTTTACCATCTTTTAAATATCCGTCAACAAGACTTTTCTTTTTTAATGCTCCATACTTTTCAGCTACGAGTTGTAATCCCAAACTCCAACGTCTAGAAGATGAAAGGATGTATTCAGCAACCATAGTATCGTAAAGGTGATTGTTATAGACAAACCCACAATCACGCAGCCAAGTAATATCGAACTTGATATTGTGACCAATGAGGACATCAACGTTGTCCAAAGATTCCTGCAATAATTCTTTAGCCTTAAAGTCAGGTTTACGAACAGAATGATTAAAGCATAAGTAAGAGGTAAAGCTATCCATGTACTTATAGCCAACGCTAACGAGTTTGTTGCCAAAATAAGGTAAGGGAGTGTGTCCACCATTAGTCTTCTCCTTGTGTGTTGTTTCTACGTCTAGTGTCATGTAAATCATATTTCTTTTGTCTCTCTTTCTTTTTATCATACTTCTTTTTATCTGGCATTATTCTACGTCTATTGTGTGCCATCATTAGTAGTCTAGCTATTGGGTTTATCTTCTGCATAATTAACTGTTCTTAGTATAGGGGTGAGTACCCCTTTAGTAATACACTCCATGCTCTACATCTATATTACAATTTAACATCCCATGCCAACCATTTATTTTATTTTTTGATATACATATGTGTCGCACTATATTCTCAACTTCACTTGAGCCTGTCTTACCTATGCCCACTATTACATCTGCTTCTCCTGCCTTGCCTGTCTTACTATTGTCAAGCATTGCATAGTCAATGAAAGCACGATCATGTGCTTCGTAACTTGCTTGGGAAACTGCCCACAATAAAAGATTCCCACGTTTTGCAACTTCTCTCGCAAGTATGTAAATCTCTTTCAATCGTTCATCCCCACGACCAAACTCACCACGCACCTTAAACTTATCCAACTGATCACAAAACATTATGTCAGGCTTGTTCAACTGTGCATAGTCGTTCACCTCTTCGATAGATGTTCCAACTGAATCCATAATCCGTAGGTATGGTTTTATTTCTTTTTGGTATAGAGATATATACTTCTCACGATCTGTATTTAGTTCTTGTTTTGTCACGTTAAAGTAACTTTGTATTATTCGTAGTTTTATGTTTACGGCAGGTTCTTCGTTAGCCCAGTATACGACCAATCTTTTCTGTCGTATGTAACTGGCACATAAGAAAGCACAGAATGTCGTCTTACCTACTTCTGGTCTGGCAAATATAATACCTAAATTACCTCTCCACATACCTTGCAGCACATCACTAATAATGCCCCAATCAAATGGAAAGTCAGGTTGTCCAGCACCATGATCAAGCAACTCTCCAAGATCCATGTCAACTTCAGTATATGTCGTCTTGTTTTCCATGCGACCATCTTCAACTGTATCCATGATGCGTTGCAACTCACCAAAGTCTTCATCCTGTCCTGTAAATATAGATATGGCTTTCTCACCAATAATCCTTGCTCTGTCACGCAACCAAAAGTTTTTGACTATATCCATTTGTAAGTCGTGGTTGTTTGCATCAGGTGGTAGTGAATCAACTACAAGAGATAGTTCTTTCTTTGAGGAAGATGGCATGGCAGGATGTTTGTCAACATGCAATGCAAACAGTTCATCTTTTGTCAGGTCTTTCTCATAGTTGGTATGTGCAAATGAAATACTTCTGAACAATTCTTTTAACTGTCCAGAAAACATTTCGTCATCAAGTATATTTTTTACTTTGTTGAAAAAGTCATGGTTCAAACAAAACCCTATGACCTTATGATCAATCGATATGTTTTCTAATGATTCGTTCACGTTCGTTATCCTTTAAGTTTTTCAGATCATCTGTTAATATTGCGACTTTACAGTTCACATAGTGTGAAATCTTTTTTGTCATCTCCATTGCCTTGAGTGTCGCATCTTTGTCAAGTGCAACTACTGCATTTTTATATTTCTTAATAATGTCAACATGCTGTTGCAATAAGTTAGTTCCCATCAATGCTAATGTCGAAACTTTGTCAGCTATACTACACGCAGATGGGCAATCTTCTACAATAAAAATATTGTCACTATTATTGTGTATATGAAATCCAAAGTTTGTCTTTCCGTATCTATACCACTTTGGCTTTTTGTCAGCCAATGTTCTCCCTATTGCATCAACTACCCTACCCTTGTCCTTTACAAGAAATGTCACTCTGTCAAAACGAATGTCATACATAATGTCAGCACGATTGTCCAAGTACGCTTGATACGAATTAACTGAACGTACATAGTCAATAGCCTTTTGATTACGTGATAAAGGAACAAAGGTAGTTGGTAGTTGAAACTCAACAAAAGGAGTATGTTTTATACTTGGCTTTAACTTCTTTTCAAACACCATACGAGAGTTAGTTTTTGTCAGCCTTTTGCCTGTCACACCTTTGACATCGCAATCAGCGTAAAAACAATTATACATTCTCTCATAGCCATTGTCACTAACACTCAACGTATTCTTCTTCTGACAGATAGGACAATCCATACGCAATCTTCCGTTAGGTTGCAAAGCCAAATCTTCAATAAATGTTTTCACCCAAGTATAACTCATAAAGCAAAAGGTAATTCATAACAAAAAGTATGTCAAATAATTTTTTTTTATTTTTTTGTTGACAGATAGTTTTTTATGCTTAGTATCATAGTTCAGGGTTCAACCCACTAACAAAGAAAGGTAGGTCTATGACCAATTATTATAGTAATACTAAAGAAGACTATGTAAACATAAATGATATGCACCATCAACACGTATGGTATGCATTTAAAAAACTTTGCGACAGATTAGAAGAACTAGGTATATGTGAACACATATGGGAAGATGATTACAAACCAACCAATCATAAAAAGAATGGTTATGTTCGTAAAGATGTATACGAATTAATGTTCGATAAAGCGACACGACAAGATAATACAATCGAGCATCTTTTAAATGAGAATAGCAAACTAAAGAAAAATGTTAACTCTAAATCTGTATTTAAATTAGAAAAAGAGATATCAAAATTAAGAGAGTTTGTTGCACTACAAGATAAGAAGATTATGCGTATGTACAACGATCAAAAGCATATAGGACATCGATATGTATTTTCTAATATCCCTAACGATCTTAAAGGACAAGAGTTTGTACAGATGATGAAAGTCTACTTTAATGATAAAACTTATTCTATGAGAGCAAGAGGACAATATTTAGATAAGTCTAAATTGTCTGATGGAGAAAGTTGGAGAACATACGATGATGGTCAACCATTGCACAAATCTAAATGTATACGTCTGTATATAGATAAGAAAAGGGAGAGTGCATAATGACTACCAAAAAAGTAGATGTCAATAAACTTCTTGAAGAAAATGCCAACTTTAAAGAATTAGTTAAATATACTATTGAAGATATATCTGATTTGTTTTGGGAGTATGATCGTATGTCTTCGAGTGGTAGAGAAACTCTTGATCGTTTGTCTAGAATGTATGCAATGCAATATGAACAAGAAAGAAACTTTCAAATATATGGAGGTGATCGTAATGCCTTACCTAAATAATCATTTTCATGTGTACGATCAGCATAAGGATATAGCTTTTCAAATTATAGGAAAGGGTAATTTTATTAGGTGGATAAATAATGAAAATGAACTTAATAATAAATTAGTTAGTGTTGGTCGATATAAATACTTTACAACCTATACAGAATTAAGTAAGTTCTTAAAAGAAAAAGGAAAGGAATATAGATAATGAGTAAAGTTAAATTGAAAAAATGGGAAATAGAATTTAAAGAACTAGAAGATAAATATTATCCTATTCATTGGTATGTTGAAGATAATGACATTAAAATGTTTGACAAAAATAATGTTGAATTACCTCAAAGTCACGAAGTTTACCAATCTGAAATTAAGTTTGTTTATCAACAAATTGGGGAACGTATGATCTTTGAAGATGAAATATGTTGTCCATAAAAGGAGAAAAATATGAGAGTGTATAGTGCATTTAATGGCTTTAGTGGTGGTAACGTTGCTCTTGATCGAGCAGATAAAAAGGTAACTACATACTTAGCTAGTGAAATAGATAAGTGGTGCAACGCAGTAACAAGATACAACTACCCCAATACAAAATTTATTGGGGACATAACTAAACTTAATCCAAATAGTATAAAGGACATTGATCTGATGATCGGTGGATCGCCTTGTCAAGACGTATCGTTCAGTGGTAAAGGTAAAGGCTTAGTTGAAGGAGAACGATCTAATCTGTTCTTCGTATGGTTGGAACATCTGAAGACAATCAAACCAAAGTATTTTTTGTTGGAGAATGTCAAGATGAAAAAAGAATATCAAGATATGATTTCTGATGCTCTTGGTGTTCAGCCTATGATGATACCATCTAGTCTTGTCAGTGGACAGAAACGTGATCGTTTGTATTGGTTTAATTGGGACTGTGAACTACCAAAGGACAAAGGCATCTATCTACAAGATATAGTTGAAGATGGTGCAGTTGATAGAGATAAGTCTTTCTGTATAGATGCAAACTATTGGAAAGGTGGTAATCTTAAATCATACTTTACAAAGAATAGACGACAGTTAGTATTTGATGATCACAGATGTATACAAGTTGGTATCGCAGATATAAAAGGATATGATGTGATCAAACGAGTGTATGCAAGAGAGGGTAAAGCCCCAACTCTTACAACTATGCAAGGTGGTCACAGAGAACCAAAGGTAATTTGTGGACAGATGGTAGGTCGTAAGATTAATCCTAAAACCAATAAACGAGATGACTACAATCCTAACATTAAAACTAAACAACGTATCGAGTTGAAAGGTGATGGTAAAAGTGGTGCTTTGACAACTGTACAGAAGGATAATTTAGTTGTCACAGATAAGTATTGGAGAGCATTAACACCTAAAGAGTGTGAACGTTTGATGACACTATCTGACGACTATACAATGTTTGGAGATTTTGATGACACTATTAATTCAACTGATGATGACTATTTTATAAAAGAAATATCTAAGACACAAAGGTATCGTATGCTTGGCAATGGTTTTGTTGTCGATGTCATTGCACATATATTAAGGAGTATGCCCAATGGCTAGACCTAAGAAATTTACTGAAGATGTCAAGATGTACAACATAGCTTTGCCTATAAAAATGTTTGAAAGATTGTCAAAAATATCTTTACAAGAAACTGAGAATGGTTTAGAACATATAAGTATAGCCGATATAATCAGAACAAGTATTGATGTTTATGTCGGTGTATATGAACAAAACTTTGATGAGGAAGGAAACATACGTGGGCAGAGTTAAAGATATGTGTATGGATATGGAAGATAAGTACGTTGGTCTTTCTTTAGATAATGTCAGCGATTGTCACCATATAGAAGAATACATAAAAAAAATGTCAGCCCATTCTCATTTGATTGATTGGAGAGATGATTGGAAAGAATGGTCGCACGAAATTTTGACTGAAAATTGGAATGAGTATTGGTCGAAATACAATCCCTAAAAGAATTTTTTTATCCTTTCGCTTTTAGGGGTTGACTTAATAGGACTATGGAGTAATCTGTAGTCCTATTTTTTATGAAAGGACAAATAGATGAGTACCAAAATAATAGATATAACAGAAGAAGATACAATCACTTGCAATATTTGTAACTGTACCTTTGACACGAATGAAATTACTACTGATGATTTTTATTTTGCGTGGGACAATATAGTTTCAACAGATTGTTGTCGCAGTTGTAGTGAAAAGCTTAGTAAGTGGAAGTATATTGTTTGGGTGGGTGGTGTAGATGATTATTATACTACTTATAAACGAGCAAAGGAACATTATGATGAATGGGTTGCCAAAGGCTATGATGATGTAATTATAGAGGAGAT